AGATGATTGAAAATCCATCACTGACAATTAAGAATATGGATAATCTTCAAACAGCAGCTAATAAATTTGGGTTTAAAAATCTAGTTGATTTTGCTAAAGCATCTAGATTAAAAATCTCTACTCCAGAAGATGTTGGCTTTGATAGATTCTATGCAAATATAAGACAAATAGAACAGCTTATTAATCATCAATTTGGTTTTAAAACAACTGGGAAAATAGAAAAAGTTTTTAAATGGTTTGATAGAATTACTTGGGATCGTTTATTTTCACAAGCTAAAATTTATACATTCTTAAGACAGTTAGATAAAATAGTAAAACCAGGAGATACTAAATCTGTTATTCATCATAAAGCTACAATAGCTGCACAGTTTACTAATGATGCTTTTGGTGGGCAAGACTGGACAGCAATCACACAAAAAATAACAAATCCAACATATAAGAAATTAGCACAGACTTTATTTGCTCCAGGCTCTAGAGGGTATATGCAGTTACTAATGTTTGCCCCTGATTGGACAATAAGTAATCTTAGAATTATTGGAAAGAGTCTTCCTTTGTTTGAATCAGATCCTATGGCTAGAAGTATGTATCAAGCATACTTTGCAAAAGCAGCATTAATGTACGGTACTATTGGTACTGGATTAAACTATATGTTTAGTGGTCATTCTCAATTAGAAAACAAAGATCCTACTAGAATAGATCTTGGTGATGGGCAAGTACTTACATTTAGTAAACAATTAATGGAGCCATTCCATTGGATTACTGATCCACAAAATACTGCTCTTAAAAAAATAGGATCCTTACCAAGAGGAGTAATGGAGATACTTACCAATAAACAATACTTAACTACTAAGTGGAGTCCTAATTTAACTACTAAAGATGATAACTCTATTGAAAAAGCCATAAAGATTGGTGGTAAAGCAGGTGAAAAATTCTTGCCTATTTGGTTACTTAGTTCAGTTAAAACAGTATCTGACAGATACGAGCAAGAAGGTATTAGTGCTGACTTAGCTTCTGACGTTGGTTTAGATTATGTATTGGGACAACTAGGTCATCCAAGATACAAAGGCCCTCGTACCAGTGCATACAAGTTAAAAGGCTTAGCCAGATCTCCGTATGAAACACTGTTCTAAAATCGTAGGTAGATTTCTAAAACAAATACTAGTATAAATTAAGAATGTATAAATCAATACTTGTCATATCTGACACTCATGTTCCTTACCATCACAAGGATTTATTTCCTTTTCTAAAGGAAGTTAAAAAACAACTTAACCCAGATAAAGTGGTTCATATCGGTGATGAATTAGATAAACACGCTTTGTCATTTCACGATAGTGATCCAGATCTTCCTAGTGCAGGAGATGAATTAAGAATATCATTACCCATCATAAAAGAAATGGAGAAGTTATTTCCTAAAGTTGATCTTTTAGATTCAAATCATGGATCGCTTGTTTTTAGAAGATCCTTAAAGCATGGAATACCAAAAGCATATCTTAAACACTACAATGATTTTCTACAGGTAGGTAAAGGATGGCAATGGCATGATGACTTAATACTTACAACTCCTCTTGGGCCCGTTTATTTTTGTCATGGAAAGATTGCTGATGTACTTACACTTGCTCAATCTATGGGAATGAGTTGCGTACAAGGGCATTATCACAGTTCATTTAATATTAAATACTATGGTAATTCATTAGGGTTGTATTATGGATTACAAGTTGGCTGCCTAATTGATAAAGACTCATTAGCTTTTAGATATAACAAAACTCAAAGGGCTAGACCTATCATAGGCTGTGCTGGTATAATACAAGGATTACCTAAACTTATACCAATGGTGTTAGATAAACATGGACGATGGATCGGAAAAATTTATTCCTAGAGGGATTAGAAACAATAATCCAGGAAATATAAAGAAAAACTCAGTTGATTGGAATGGACTTGTTCCTGAAGATGAACAAACCGACAATACATTTTTTATATTTGAAAGTCCCAAATACGGAATTAGAGCAGTAAGCAAGATACTCATTACTTATAGAAGTTATGGATTAACTAATATCTACTCTATTATTAATCGTTATGCTCCACCTATTGAAAATAATACAGAGAGTTATAAAGAATTTGTTTCTGTTAAAGCAGGTGTAGGAATACTACAAAATTTAGAAAATACTATAGAAGACTACTTGCCTATCGTTAAAGCCATTATTGAAATGGAAAACGGGGTTCAACCATATGATGAAGAAACAATCTTAGAAGGGATGTATTTAGCATGGAATCAATAATGAAGTTTATTAATCACATTGCAGGTAAAATTGAGAATTATACTTGGCGTAAACTCTATGCACACAGGTGTAATAAAAAACATGAGTGCAAATGCAAATGAAAAGTTTAGCTTGGCAACGTAAAGAAGGTAAGAATTCTAAAGGTGGTTTAAATGCAAAAGGTAGAGCAAGTTATAATAAAGCTACAGGTGGAAAATTAAAAGCTCCTAGCAAGAAAATTGGAAACAAAAGAAGAACATCATTTTGTGCTAGAATGAAAGGTATGAAATCTAAGTTAACCTCTACAAAAACAGCTAGAGATCCTAACAGTAGAATAAACAAATCATTAAGAGCATGGAATTGTTAATATGATACCATTTTTAGGACTAGCAAAACTATTTAGTAACCCCTTAACTAAGTACTTGGGTGAAAAGGCTATAGGGTATTTCGAACATAAATCTGAAATACTAAAGAATGAACGAATAGCTGAAATAGAACTTAGTAAAGAAGTTCAAGTACAACAAATTAAATCATCAGAGAAATCCTGGAAGGACGAATATTTAACTATTGTATTTACCTGTATTTTAGTTGCACACTTTATACCTCAGTCTATGCCATTCATGGCTCAAGGGTGGCAACTACTTAAATTAGCCCCGTCAGAATTTTGGTGGGTTATACTAACTATTGTGTCAGGTTCATTTGGTATGAACATAATGGACAAGTTTAAAAAATAAAGTGGAAACTTTTATTATGATAGTTATGTTGTGCCATATTGGCCCAACTAATCAAGAAGGCTGTATACCTATGGTACAAAACCCACATGTATATTATTCAACTGAACAAAAATGCAATGATGCTTCTATTCAAAAAAGAAAAGAAATGAAAAAAATAGCGATAGAAAACAATATTACTGTTATTAATATATATTCTACTTGTGTAGAAGACAAATCTAAACAAGGTGTTTAAACAATGAATCTTCTTGTTAAACACAATGAACAAATAAAAAAAGAAGAAGCTGATAAAGTTCTTCTCAAAAGTAGAAAAGAAGTAAATATTAATGCTAATGGATCAGGCTACACTATTAAAGTTGGTTCAAACAAAGATAAAGTTCTAGGTTATAATCCAACCAAATCTAAAGAGATATAATGAATATTGTAAAACTACTTATACCAAAACATCTTGTTTTCTTATGGGTGTCTTGTAATAAAAAGATGGATAAAATAGTAGATCACCTTAACCCTTTTATGTATATTGGTATGTAATGTTCGAATATAATGAAAGACCTAAGCCAAGTAATCCAAACCCTAAATAATGGCAAGATAAGTATGTTTATACTGCTGTGGGAGACTTTAGTATACTCTGCCCTCTAAAGAACAAATTGGTGCAAAATTAGGTACTCTTTGTAAGGAATTTAACCAATTAAGATCTGATTACACACCCTTAATTAGATAATCTCTCTCAAGAATCATCTCTAGGTAGTGAATTGCTTTTTTGATGTCTTCTGCCTTATTCTTTTTAGAATGTCTGCAAATATACTTAATAGCATTTCCCTCTGCAAAAAGAAGTTTATTATCATTAATAAATTTAGCAGGCTCAATAGCAAAGTTTTGATAATGAGATCCACCAATCTGTTTAGATAATACTTTGTCGAAGAATATTTTGTTGGTCATTTTTTCCTTTTAGTAAATAGAATTTCTTGTTGTGCAGCATTAATTTGCATCTCACCTTTGTTTCGTAATGCTATTATTTTATCTCTTAGATACACAGGTTCATAACCTGCTAAGTCAGTAATTAAACAAAAGTCTTGACTCATTGAAGTTAACCACTCAATAGCTTCTAGTTTATAAGAAAGTTCAGGATTATTAGTTCTATCATAATTTGCATCTTCAATTGCTTGAAGAACAACAGCTTTGAATAAATTTTCTTCTTTACTCTTTTCTGTCGGTATTAAGGCTATCGTCAACAGCGACTTCATAAGTGGTTCTATCTTTTTTAGTTGGATTATCCTTCCACTTATAATCCGATAATCTTGTTTTTTTATACTTTTCTAAAGCACTTACATCTGAATCAGCTTCAATTTCTATGAAGCCAATAAGGTTACAGTACTTTCTAAAAGAATATTTTTTCATATATTATTTCGTCTACGACTCGCTTCTAATGTTCTCCAAACATCTATGATTAAACATTCTTTTGATCTTTTGTTTTCAACTGTATTAACTTGTTCTGCTAAAGCAACTTTTTCATTAATATGAGTTAAGTAATTATCTGAAGCATAATACCTATGCTCCTTAGAAGATATAGTTCCATCTTCTTTATTATTCACTATGTGGATAGCTTTATCTCTCTTGGATTTGTCTTTCAAATACTCTAATCCTGCAGTTAATTTAGCATGATCTTCATCTGTTTCGGACAAATACTTAAGAGCTTCTTCAAGTCTTTTTTCCGTTATCATTTTCTACTCCTGTTGGTTTAAAGGTTAATTCTAATTTAGTTACATTCCAAAACTTTAACTTAATACATTTA